CATCTTCTTCGGCTACGACGCGGACCGCCGCAGCGTGGTGATCGGCCCGACGCGACTGAACCAGAAGGGAAGAGGCGAAGCGCCGCCGCTCTTGGAGTACGGCGGCAAGACGACGCTGGTCAGACGTGGCAAGAAGAAACGTGTGACGTACCAGGCCCGGCCCTACATGGGACCGGCCTTCGAGAAAGAAAAACCTCAACTGCCCGCCATGTGGCGAGGCAGCGTTCGATAAGGAGATCGACACATGGCACAAGAGTTCCTGTTGGGCATGAACGCCAAGATTTACCAGGGGCCGGCAGGATCGGAGTTGTCCTCGCTGACCGAGATGGGCAACGTCAAGGACGTGACGCTTACCCTGGAAGCCGGTGAGGCCGATGTCACTACCCGCGCCAACCAGGGCTGGCGGGCGACCGCACCGACGCTCCGCGAATGCACCGCCGAGTTCGAGATGCTCTGGAAGCCGGGCGATGCCGGCTTCGAGGCGATCAAGAACGCATTTCTGACCGCCGGCACGATCCGCCTGGCGGTGCTCACCGGTGATCGCACCGCATCGGGCACCGAGGGACCGCTGGGCGACTTTTCCATCACCAACTTCAGCCGCAACGAGCCACTCGAGGAAGGTGTGACCGTCTCGGTGACGGCCAAGCTCGCGGTCTTCGATGAATGGGTGGAGGTGGCCTGATGAAGACGTTCACGGATGCAGCGGGTCGGACTTGGACCATCGCACTGAACCTGGGCACGGCCATGAAGGTCAAGGCCAAGCTGGACATCGATCTGCTCCAACCCGAAGCGGGTGAACCGCCGCTCCTGACCCGACTCGGAACTGACGAAATGCTCCTGGGCGAGGTGCTCTGCGCCATGCTCGAGGGGCAGTTCGAGACGCACAAGGTCAGCGAGGAGGACGTGCGGGCGGCGTTCGATGGTCAGACGCTGCTGGCAGCGCAGAAGGCCTTCTACGAGGAGCTGATCGGTTTTTTCCGGTCGCGCGGCCGCAACGACCGGGCCAAGGCGGTCGCCAAGCAGATGGCCATGATCGAGGCGGCGGTGACGGCGGTGGAGACGCGGATCGACGGGATCAACATCGACGAGACGATCCGTGGAGCGATGTCTGGCGCATCGCCGGCTCCATCGGCGTCGACCCCCGGCCTCTGACGCTGCGGCAACTGCTGTGGATGGCCGAGGGCCTGGGGCGCGAACGCTGGGCGCACACGTCGTTGATCTGCGCCCTGATCGCCAACGCCAACCGCGACCCCAAGCGGCATCGGCCCTTCAAACCCACGGATTTTGATCCCTACGCGAAGCAGGATCGGCGGCTACGGATGGCCGCCGACAAACAGTCGCTGGCAATTCTGCGAGAGGCCCTCGAGGCCCGGAAAGGCACCTGAACATGGACGGCAATACGATCCTGAACGGAATCTGGACGTTCCTCAACTCCGCTCCTGGCCTGGCGCTCATTTGGGCCGGCACGGTGGGCTTGTTTCTCTTCCTGGCCAGCAAGTTCAACCCGCTGCAGGAAAAGTGGAAGCAGTACGAGGGCAGCATCATCACCGGCATCAAGCTGGCCGAGAAGCAGATCCCCGATGACACGCCCAACGCCGGTCTGGCCAAGCTCGATGCGGCTCTGCGGTTTGTCTTGAACGCCTACGCCGAGGCCAATAACGGCAAGCAGCCTTCGGCTGCCCTGATCGAGCAGATCAAGCAGGGCATCCAGATCAAGCACAGCGAGCTGGATCGCTGGGGCGGCCTCTCCAAGCCCAAGGAGGCGGCGTGATGAAGTGGCTGATCGCCGTGCTGACCGCCTTCTTCCAGGCTCTTCTGCCGTGGGTCGCGAAGCAGTCGCGGCCCACGGCCCAAGACGCCGCCCCGGACCAGCAGACCAGGGACAAGCTACGTGCTAAGGTTCGCAAGCACTTTCCTGTAGTCGCCTTCGTGCTGCCGATCCTGCTGATCACCGGGTGCGGCGTGCGCACGGTCTATGTGCCGCACGGCACGCCCGTGCGTCTGCGGGAAACCATTAAGGACGCCAAGGTCTGGGTGAAGGATGCGGATGGTCAGGTCATTGCCGGGGAAATGAACCTACCGGAGGGCTGGTATTGCTTGCCGGTAGATGACGAGGAGTAGCGCACGTGGCAACCGCACAGGGCATTCGAGCCGGTCGCGCCTTTGTCGAGCTGTTCGCTGACGACTCCAGACTCGTGCGCGGTCTGCGCCGCGCGGAAAAGAAGCTCAAGGCTTTTGGCGATTCGATCCGCAACTTCGGATTGAAGATCGCCGGGGCCGTCAGCGCCGTGACCGCGCCGCTGGCAGCCTTGTCCATCAAGGCCGCTTCGGATGCCCAGGAGTCGCTCAGCCGCTTCGAGGCGGTCTTCAAGGACCAGGCCAAAGCGGCGGGTCAGTTCGCCGACGCCCTGGCCCACAGTGTCGGCCGGTCCAAGATCGAGATTCGCGATGCCCTGGCCACGTTCCAATCCTTCTTCGTGGGCCTGGGCTTTAGCGGTGAGGCAGCGCGGGACTTGAGCCAGACCATGCAGTCGTTGGCGTTGGACTTCGCCAGCTTCCACAACTTATCTGACGACGAGGCCATCGGGCGCTTCATCAGCGCGCTGTCCGGCTCGTCGGAAGTACTGGACCGCTTCGGCATCAACATCAAGCAGGCCGCCCTGGAGCAGGAACTTCTGGCCATGGGCGTGCGCAAGAGCTGGACGGAGGTGACCGAGCAGGAAAAGGCCCTGGCGCGGCTGAACATCATCGCCCGCGCCATGGGCGACCAGGGCGCGATCGGCGACGCGGTCAAGACGGCCGGGTCGTTTACCAACCAGATGAAACGCCTGCGCGGCCTATTGCGCGACACCTCCGTGTCCATCGGCCAGGCGCTCTTGCCGGTGGTCACGCCCTTGGTGCAGAAAGCCGCCGAGATGGTGCGCTGGCTGGGGGAGTGGATCAGCCGTAATCAACAATTGGTGGCCACGATGTTCAAGGTCGCCGCGGTCGTGATCGCCGGCGGACTGGCGCTGGCGGCGCTGGGCACGGTCATCAGCGGGCTGGGCAGCGCGCTTGGCGTGCTGGCGACCATCGTCACGAGCGTAGGCACGGTATTCAAGCTGCTGGGGGCGGTGATCGCCTTCGTGGTCTCGCCGATCGGCCTGGTCATCTCGGCCGTGGCCGCATTGGGCGCATACCTCATTCATGCGACGGGTGCCGGCGGCAAAGCCCTTACCTGGCTGGGCGAGAAGTTCAACGTGCTCAAGGACGATGCGCTGTCGGCCTACCAGGGGATCGCCGACGCTCTGGCGGCCGGCGACATCTCGCTGGCGGTGAAGGTCTTGTGGCTGACGATCAAGATGGAGTGGACCCGGGGCGTGAACGTCCTGGAGAAGGCGTGGCTGAACTTCCGCAACTTCTTCATCAAGATCGGCTATGACGCCTGGCACGGTCTGCTGGCGGTCGCCGAGATCGTGTGGCACGCCCTGGAGGTCGGCTGGATCGAGACGACCGCCTTCTTCTCCAAGCTCTGGACGGATTTTACATCGTTCTTCGCCCGGACTTGGGAGAACATCAAAGCCGGGGCGCAGAAGGCGTGGAACTGGATCAAGTCGCTGTTCGATGACTCCATTGACCTGGAGGCCGAGAACAAGCTTGTCGAGCAAAAGAAGCAGGAAGCCATCGCGCGCATCGAGGATGAGCAGCAGCGCAAGCTCGCCCAGCGTGAAGCCCAGCGCGAAGCGGAACGTCGTCGGGCGGCGGCCATTCACGAAGCGACGCTGGCCGAGATCGGCCGCGAGAACCTCGCCAAGCACCGCGAACTGGATACCGAATATGCCCAGCGCATGGCCGAGAACGAGGCGGACCTGGCCAAGGCCCGGCAGGAGTGGCGCGAGGCCATTGAAGCCGCTCGCAAGAAGCGCGAGGCTAAGGAAGCCGAAGCCGCCCCGGAAGGATTGGAAGGTCCTGATGATTTGATCAACAAGGCCCGCCAGGCGCTGGCCGGCCTGGGCGATCTGGTCCATCAGGAGGCAGAGAAGATCGGCGTGCGGGGCACGTTCAACGCCGCGGCTATCCAAGGCTTGGCCGCCGGAGACGCCGCCGATCGCACCGCCAAGGCCACCGAGGAGACGGCCAAGAACACCAAGAAGCTCCTACAGGCCGCGCAAATCGGCGGTCTGACGTTCGCTTGATTACAGGAGGCCACGGATGGCCATCACCTGCACCGAAAACATCGACTCCCGTCAGATTACAGAAGGTCAGTCAGCGGAACTGATCTACACGATCACCGGCACTGCCGACGAGGCGGCCGCTATCGCCACGCTCAAGGCGACCGCACCGACGGTGTTGCACAACATGAAGCGTCAGCCGGTGACGGTCGAGCCGGTCCACATCGATACCACACATCCCGACAAGTGCATCTGGACCGGCACGGTTCACTATGCGCCTTTCGAGTACCCAGACCCGCCCCAGACTGGCGATTCTTCCTTCAGCTTCGACACCGGCGGCGGCACACAGCATATCACCCAGTCCTTGCAGACCGTCGGCCGCTACGCCGCCAGCGGCACCGCGCCGGACTTTGGCGGGGCCATCGGCGTCACGCACGACAACGTCGAAGGTGTCGACATCACCGTGCCGGTCTACAACTTCTCTGAGACGCACTACCTGCCGGCCAGCCAAGTGACCAATGCCTACAAGGGCACGCTCTTCCAGCTCACCGGCAAGGTCAATAACGCCCCGTTCCGGGGTCTGGCGGCCGGGGAATGCCTGTTCCTGGGGGCCTCCGGTTCGCGCCGCGGCACGGGCCCCGATGACGATTGGGAGATCACTTTCCGCTTCGCCGGCAGCCCCAACCGCACCGGCATTTCCGTCGGCCCCATCACCGGCATTAGCAAGAAGGGCTGGGAGTACCTCTGGGTGCGCTATGCCGACGCGGAAGACACCGGCTCAAACACGCTGGTCAAACAACCCGTCGCGGCCTACGTCGAGAAGGTCTATGAGGAAGGCAACTTCGCGGCCCTGGGGATCGGCACATGAGCAGCGCCTTGAGAAAAGTCCGCTCCGGCGACCCGCTGGTCATCCCCGCAGCCGCCTACAACGCCTTCATCGATGCGGCGCTGGACTTTCGGCAGCGCACCGCCCACCTGGGACAAGGGGCGCAACCCTCGTTCCCGCAGGCCAGCATCGTGCTGGTGCGCAACGACAGTGGTTCGAATCAGAACCGCATGGCGGTCTTGGGCGTCGATGCCCCGATCATCGATCCATCCGCCAACGAGGAAGAGTTCCGGAACCGCGTGGCCCTTTCCTGCGTTGCGCCGGAGGAAGGCACGCACGAGGGCCGGTTTGTCGTCCTGGCCGAACCCATCGCCAACGGCAAGATCGGACGCGCCTACGCCGCCGGGGTCTGCCCCGTGAAGATCGACGTGCCCGACGAGGAGCACGAGTGGCGCTACGCCGAAATCGCCGACGGCATCACCGGCAACCTGAAGGTAAGCATGCAAGGCTCAGCCACCATCCTTTGGCGTGCCGGCGGCACCGGCGTGCAGTGGGCAGTCATTCGCCTGGGCCAGCCGGTGCCGATGCATGTCTTCCCGGTGGAACTGACCCAGGTCGGCGGCGAGCAAGGCGACGAAGAGAACCCCGCTTCGTGGACCTACGACGTGCTGGACGTGGTGACCGGTGAAACGCTGGCCAGTGGAGTCGATCCGGTCGCATCTCCGCACAAATGGCAGCGACCCAGTGTGGGTCAAATGATCGCCGCCACCTTCGGCTATGCCCATTACCAGCCCAATGACGCCGGGGAGATGGAACTGGTGTTGGGCTGGATCAACGAGATGGTCGATCAGGAAGCCTGCCCGGACAGTGGAGGTGGATGATGGCCGGTGCGGGGATGGCGGTGGTTCTGGTTGGCGGCAAGCGGGGCGTGTTGGCCGGCGGCAAGGCCGCCGTCTTCAACACCGATGGCAAATGCCCAGGGTGCTGCCAGTGCGAGCCGTTCGTGCTCGGATCGTTCACCACCAACCGCTACGACAACCCCTGCTGGGACCTGACGCCGTATCAGGGGCCGGGCCAGGCCCCGCCGGGTTCGTACTGGCGGCTGATTGAGATCGGCATGTGCTATCCCTACAGCTATCCCTGGTACGGGGCTGGCTGTGTCAACAGTGAAGGTCGGCTGGTGGGCCTGCCAGCTCAGTTCTGTTCGAACTACTACTACGACGGCTACATGGAACTCCAGATCGGCTGCTACGACCCGACGGACAATCGAATCCATTGGCCGGGGACCTGCCAGCCTCTTTCCACGAGGTACTCATGCTGAACGAGCTTCACGAAGCCGGTTTGATGACCCACATGCCGTTCCTGACGCCCGGTGAGAGCGGCAAGCCCGTGCTGCTGTTCTGCCAAGCCGACGCTTCCCGAATCTGGAAGCTGTATGCCCAGACCTCCGACGGTCGAATCCTGCGTCTCTCGACGGGCATGCCGGAGGATGTCTGCGAATGCTCGCCCACGGCCTGGCACGACGGGACCGGTTGGCACATGAGCTTCATCGCCGGCGGCGGCAAGCCCAATCCGCTCCACCGTCTCTACCGCATGGATGGCCCGACCCTGGACCGACTCAGCACGCCCGTAGCGCTGCAGGCTACACGGGCGGGGTTCGTCTTCCGTAACCGGATCGTCCACGCTGACATGGACAACCTGATTCACGTGCGTGACTTGGCCGGCGACTTCGACATTGAACTGCCTGGCGCATTCATCTACCGCGTCGCCTATCGCGCCGACCAGCCGAACATGCTGTTGATCAGCGGCCAATGGCAGACCGAGGACGACGTCTTCACCCTCGAATACGACCTGACAAGCGGCGAGCAGAGCATGATCGAATGCGATGGCTACCCGGCCTACAAATGCACTATCCTGGGCGACCAGATGCTCTACGCCCAGCGAATCGGCGAACAATTCGAACATCGTCGCGTCACTGCCGCCAAGTCCATCGCCCGGCGCAGTGTCGCCAGCGCCGTCCGCCGACAAGGGGGCCAGGTCCAACCCATCGCAACCCAGCCCATGGGCAACTGTGGCTGCCGTGGGCGCTCCGCGCCGGATGCTCCGCTGGTGACGCGGGCTTCCTGCATCGAATGCGTCGAAAAACACCTCGGAGCGGCTTACGTCCTGCTGACCGAAACCCGCGACGGTTATGCCCATCGCCTCCGGGCCATCGGCCATCTGCACGAGGCCGAGGATGAATCGCAGGAATGGCCAGAGCTTCATGCCGCCATCCGCGCGGCCCGCAAGGCGTACCAGACCGACGGCACCATGCCGGATTGGGAATCGCTGGCGGGGACGATGGCCCGCACAACGGCAGTAAAGACGTGATGTGCGGAGAGGCGCAGAACGCGAAAATGGGCGATTCTGACAGTTTCGCCCGCAACCCCTTGTCAGGACTGGGACCGATCTGGTGTCACATCTCTGCCAACAGACGCATTCGTAACCCCCTGATCGAACGTCAGGCACTTCCAGAGTCGGCGTTGCTTTCGCCAGTCCGGCTCGGCGGCGATGGGCCGAACATGGTGCTCGCGGATCGGATCACGGCCCTTGGTGGTGCGCGGCAGGAACAGGATCGCCTCCTGGATGTCCGGCGCGAGCTGCAGCAGGTTCATGATCTGCGTCACCCGGGCGCGGGTCACGTTGCCCAGACGCGCCAGGTCCGCCTGGTCGGTGATCTCGCCCGACTTAATGAGCCGATCGAAGCGAATCGCCAAGGCCATGAGCCGTGAGATGCGTGGGATCGTACCCTCCGGTGTCGCGCTTGGTTCCGGCGGCGGGCCTTCCTGAATGACCTTACGTGTCCGCTGGCCCCGCGTGAAATGCACTTCCCTCTCGATGGTCAAACCCTTCATGCCGTGACCTCCTGTTGATTCAATTCATCCGCCAAGGTCTTGATGCCCGTGGGGTGGAAGGTGATGGCGACCTTCCCGTTGGGGCCGTCGTAGTCCACCCGTTCGATCAGCAGATGCAGGATGCGGGCCTGTTCGCGGGCGCTAAGCGTCTCCCACACCGGGTCGAATAGCGAGCAAGCCTCGCCCACCTCGCGGGCATCCACCAACTCACGGGACAAGGCGATGATCTGTTCGCGCACCTGGGTGGCGCGTTGCTCGGCGGTACGGATGCGGTCCTGAATGTCGGCCATGCGGTCGGTCGCCAGGCCATTCTTGCCCGCCAGCTTGCGAAGTTCGTTGTTATGACGTTGCAGCTCGCGTTCGAGCGCCCGTTTCTCGACCTCCAACTTCCCAATGGCCTCTTCACGTTGGCGACGGCTCTCGGCCAATGTCTCGGCCAACAGGTCGGTGTCCCTGCCGATGACCTTGACCTGCTCGACGACGAACCGCTCCAGTTCGGGCGCTGGCACCGACGGCGTGGGACAGACGTGCCAGCCGCGTTTCTGGGCGTTGGTGCAGCAATAGTAGCGGTAGACCTTCGTGCCGTTCTTCACCGTATGAGCCGGGGCCATCGCGCAATCGCAGGTCACGCAGCGCACCAAGCCCTTGAGCAAGGCCCCGTGGCGGTTTTTCACGTGCGCTCCGCCCGTGCGGCCGTTGCGTTTGAGCATGCGTTGCACACGCTCGAAGATTTCCTCATCAACGATGGCCGGGTGCTCGCCCTCGTGAACCTCGTCCTTGTAGGTGATCTTGCCCAGGTAGATGCGGTTGGTCAGCATCTTGAAGAGGTTGTTCTTGCCGAACGGCTTGCCGCCCATCTCGCGGCCTTTCTTCGTGACCCATCGCTTGGTGGTCCAGCCTCGTCGCTCCAGTTCCGCTGCCGTGGTAATGAGCGACTGGCGGTCGAGGTAGAGTTCGAAGATCTCCCGCACGCGGGCCGCCTCCTCCTCGTTGACCAGCAAGCGCCCGCCCCGTGTGTCCACGTCGTAACCCAATAGCGGCATGCCGCCGGTCCATTTCCCCTTGCGGCGCGTGGCGGCGATCTTGTCGCGCGTGCGTTCGGAGATCATCTCTCGCTCGAACTGGGCGAAGCTCAGCAGCACATTGAGCATCAGCCGGCCCATCGACGTGCTGGTGTTGAACTGCTGGGTGACCGAGACGAACGATACCTTGTGCCGCTCCAGCACTTCCATGATCTTCGAGAAGTCGATCAGCGAGCGGCTGAGTCGGTCCACCTTATACACCACGATGCAGTCGATCTTCCCCGCCTCGATGTCGGCCAGCAGGCGCTGCAGCGCCGGTCGATCCATGTTGCCGCCGGAAAAGCCGCCGTCGTCGTAGTGGTCCGGCAGGCAGACCCAACCCTCGGATTTCTGGCTGGCGATGTACGCCTCGCCCGCCTCGCGCTGGGCGTCAAGGCTGTTGAACTCCTGCTCCAAGCCATCCTCGGTACTCTTGCGGGTGTAGATGGCGCACCGGACCGTCACGGGCGTGTTGGCGGCGGTCCTACTCATTGGCGACTCCGTTCTTGCCTGGCTTCAGATTGAAGAAGTGGTAGCCGTTCCAGTGCGTGCCGGTGACGGCCCTGGCGACGGCGGAGAGCGTGCGGTAGACCTCGCCCTCGTATTCAAAGCCGTGCGGCAGGACGCGAACCACGATCTCGCGGCCCTTGTATGGCCGCCGCAGGATCGCGCCCGGCATGGGCAACCGTGAGTCGTGGTTGAAGGCGACCGACGCCGTGGTGGTGATGGCGACCTGGTCTGCCTTCACCTTCGGGGCGGTGGTCCGCAGATCCGCATCGTTGGCCAGTTCCTCGGCCCGCCGCCTGGCCCGCTCGGACAGGTCGCCATGGGCGTTGGCCTGGATGCGCCAGGCGATCCGCTTACGCAGCCAGTCCTTGTTGCCCGAGCGCGTCGCCTCGCCGAAGACCTCGACGTGCTTTTCCCGCAGCTGCGTGACCGTCATCCGGCCCAGCGCCGCGAGTTCCTTGGCCATGTTCATCTTCATGTTCTTCGTGCTCCTTTCATGCTTCGCCCGTGGCTATCGAGCGGGCACATGAGGGCTCGTTTTCCGCCCCGCATCAAGGCGATGTTGCCTCTGGTTCGAGAGATTTTCGACGGTGCGGGAGGGACGCGAACCTGCCGATGCTTGGGCCGCCTGGCGGAGGCGTAGCACGCCCCGGGCGAGGATGGCGGCGATCTCCTGGAGGCGCTGGTGCGGGGTCATCGTTGCCGGCTCAGCGAAGCATTCTTCCATTGCGGGCTCCTTGCAGATGCGCCCACAACGGCCTTCGCCTGGCGACCGGTTCGTTGTCTGGCTGGGTTGGTGCTCTTCGTCCTTCTCTTACTTACCCGGCGAAAGTTCGAAATGGCGGTGGGGTGCGAAGGAAACCGGCTGTTAACACGCGTCTGTTGCATGAATGCTCTGGACACAGTGCCCAAGCAGCCCTAGAATTGTCGCCATGAACGGTTCCCGTGCACTTGGCCTTAAACAGAGAATCGACCGCCTTCGCGCTCTAGCGCAAGCAGATGCGCGTCTGGACGGCGTCCTGCTGTATGGATCGTGGACGATGGGGGAGGCCGACGAGTATTCCGATATAGAAGCCTACCTCTACGTCAAGGACCATCAGCTTGAGAACTTTGACGGCCGGGCGTTTGTGGAGCAGATTGCGCCGTTGAAGTTGGGCTACATCAATATGTATGGCATCTTGGCCGTCATCTTCGATGACCTGATGCGTGGTGAATTCCATATTGTACCAGCCAGCACGGGCATCTCGGAGATCGCGACCTGGCAAGGGCTGGTTCACCTG